AATCTAAACACCATTTAAATAAATTTATTAAAGACGCCATTATTTCTTTCTTATTATGTTTAATATTATCTTCTTTTTTTGTCATTTTTTTATATTATTATATTTATTTTATTTATCATTTTAAATATAAAAAAAATTTTTTTATTTAATTTTATTATAAAAATATTTTATTTATATTATTATAATAAATTTTCGCAATCTAGATACATTATTATAAAAAAAATTATATTAATATTTTTTTATTTTTTTGCATAATATATATTTATATTGTATAATACTAATTATCTATTTTTTCTATTATTTTTTTAATATCTTGTTTATTATTATCTATTTTATTTAATAATTTTTTTATATCATCTTCTTTTTTTTCACAATAATTTATTATCTCTTCTTGCTTCTCTAATGATGGTACTGGTATCTTTATATTTTTTATATAATTCTTTGATATGTTTTTTAATGCTACACCTGTAAAACCATCTTGTAGCAATTTTATATTATTTACTAAATAATAATATATATATTTTAATTTACATTTATTATCTTTTATATGAATTATATAACAATGATCAGAGCATGAAAATTTATTATTAAAATTTATATTTGCTTCACCACCATCACCTATTATTATACTTTCTTCTTCATAATCTGCTTCATCTACATAACTATCTAATTTCATCGATGATTTATAAAACGGATATTTTCCTTCTCTCTTTCCATATGATGCAGTTCTCTTACTCTTCGGTAAAAATTCACATATCTCTCCTATACTCTTATATTCTATTCCTGTATCTATCTTTTTTTTTTCTTCTTCTTTTTTTAAATATAACTTATAATTTAATGATAAATTTTTATCTATTAACTCTTTTATTTTTACTTCTACTAATAATTTTTTTTTATTATTTTCATATTCATAAAAATTTATTTCTTTTGTCTCATACTCCTCTATCCATTTATTCTTTTTTAATATCACCTCCTCCTCCTCTTTCTTCTTTATAAAATATATTACACATGTTCTTATCGTTGTATAAGTAAAACTATCACTCGGTAAATAAATTATCTCTTTCACTTCACATGTCTTTAATAAATACTCTCTTATCTTTTTTAATTCTTTTGAATTACTAAATAATTCCTTCCCATCTGGCAATACCACACCTGCACGTCCATTCTTATTTAGTATATTTATTATTAATTGTATAAATAAATTCACTGATGAACTACTCTTTATCGGTATATTATAATTATTTAACTCTTCGTTTTTTATTCCTTTTATACCAAATGGAGGATTCGCCATTATCACATCATAATTATTTCTTATCACCTCTCTTAAACTATCTCCTCTTTCTAAATTTATAGTCTCTCCTAATGATATTAACATATTAGCCATTGCTAATTGATAAGTATCCTCATCCGCTTCTCTTCCACTTATCTTTATCTTTGTTATATCAAAATCTTTATTATTCTTCTTTAAATATCTTATCGCTGATATTAAAAATCCACCTGTTCCCATTGCTGGATCATATATACTCTCATTCATCTTAGGTTTAATTAAATCTATCACTATATCTTTCACTATTGGCTGAGTAAAATACTGTCCTAATACTTTCCCGGTCATTATATCTTTTATCACCTCTTCATATGCTGCACCATTTATATCTAAATCACTATCTTCTTCTAATTTCACTTTATTTATTTTTTTAATCAATTTCATTAATGTTTCATTCTTTAAATTTGATAATATTGTATGTTTATCTAATTTAAATATCTCTTTTGTTTTTTCATGTTTAGCTAACATTAAATTCCATACATATTCTATATTCATATTATAACTTTCCTTTTCTGATTCGGTGGCATATTTACTAAAATAAACATTTTTATATACTATTCCCAATTCTTTTTTATTCTCATCTTTAATCCCATATTCACTTAAATCTATCTTAAAATTACTCCAATCTATTTTATTCTCTATTAATTTATAAGATAATAATGTTGTTATTATCTTTAATGCTTCCTTTCCTGTTATATGCTCTTGATTTCTCAGTAAATCTAAACACCATTTAAATAAATTTATTAAAGATGCCATTATTTCTTTCTTATTTATTTTAATATTATCTTCTTTTTTTGTCATTTTTTTATATTATTATATGTATTTTATTTATCATTTTAAATATAAAAAAAAATATTTTTATTATTATTTTTTTATATTAATTATTAATAATTTTTTTTTAATTTAATATATTATTTATTATTTTTTTCATATATAATTTATTTTTTTCTATCTCTTCATCTAATTGTTTTATTAATTCATCATTATATTCACAATAATTTATTATTTCTTCTTGTTTTTCTATTGATGGTATTGGTATTTTTATTCTTTTAAATTCCTCTATATCTATTGCTTTTTGTGCTGTTCCTCTACTACATTCGTATACTAAATCTTTATTTTCATATAAATAATACCATATATATTTATTTAATATATTAATATCTTTTGAAATTAAAGTAAAACCTTGGCTATTTAAATAATATTTATATTTTAGTAACATTACACAATTATCTAAAGATACTCCTTCTCTACTTATTTTACATGTTTCGCCTTCTCTTGTATATATATTTGTATAAAATGATGTTATGCCACCACCACCTAACACTGGATATTCACCTGTTTCTACATTCCCCTTTACGATTCGTTTACCGTTTTGTATTTCACATATTTCTTCTATACTCATATTTTTTATTTCATTATTTATTTCTCTTTTTATATTTAATTCATTTAATTTTTTTAAATTTATTTTTTTCTTCTCATTTATTTCATTCGTTTCATTTATTAAATCACAATAATTTATTATCTCTTCTTGTTTTTCTAATGATGGTATCGGTATTTTTATTCTTTTTATATAATCCTTTGATATATGTTTTATTGCTGTTCCTATAAAACCTTCCTCTAAGATATTCAAATTATTGCTTAAATAATAATATATATATCGTATATCTATATTTTCTTTATTTATATCATTTATTTTTATTATTATATTATCCGCTGAACATGAAAAGTTTTTATTTATCTTTATATTTGCTGCACCACCAGTTCCTAATATTATACATTCGGTATCTTCATTATAATCTGCTTCATCCACATAACTATCTAATTTCATTGATGATTTATAAAATGGATATTTTCCTTCTCTCTTTCCATATGATGCAGTTCTCTTACTCTTCGGTAAAAATTCACATATCTCTCCTATACTCTTATATTCTATTCCTGTATCTATCTTTTTTTTTTCTTCTTCTTTTTTTAAATATAACTTATAATTTAATGATAAATTTTTATCTATTAACTCTTTTATTTTTACTTCTACTAATAATTTTTTTTTATTATTTTCATATTCATAAAAATTTATTTCTTTTGTCTCATACTCCTCTATCCATTTATTCTTTTTTAATATCACCTCCTCCTCCTCTTTCTTCTTTATAAAATATATTACACATGTTCTTATCGTTGTATAAGTAAAACTATCACTCGGTAAATAAATTATCTCTTTCACTTCACATGTCTTTAATAAATACTCTCTTATCTTTTTTAATTCTTTTGAATTACTAAATAATTCCTTCCCATCTGGCAATACCACACCTGCACGTCCATTCTTATTTAGTATATTTATTATTAATTGTATAAATAAATTCACTGATGAACTACTCTTTATCGGTATATTATAATTATTTAACTCTTCGTTTTTTATTCCTTTTATACCAAATGGAGGATTCGCCATTATCACATCATAATTATTTCTTATCACCTCTCTTAAACTATCTCCTCTTTCTAAATTTATAGTCTCTCCTAATGATATTAACATATTAGCCATTGCTAATTGATAAGTATCCTCATCCGCTTCTCTTCCACTTATCTTTATCTTTGTTATATCAAAATCTTTATTATTCTTCTTTAAATATCTTATCGCTGATATTAAAAATCCACCTGTTCCCATTGCTGGATCATATATACTCTCATTCATCTTAGGTTTAATTAAATCTATCACTATATCTTTCACTATTGGCTGAGTAAAATACTGTCCTAATACTTTCCCGGTCATTATATCTTTTATCACCTCTTCATATGCTGCACCATTTATATCTAAATCACTATCTTCTTCTAATTTCACTTTATTTATTTTTTTAATCAATTTCATTAATGTTTCATTCTTTAAATTTGATAATATTGTATGTTTATCTAATTTAAATATCTCTTTTGTTTTTTCATGTTTAGCTAACATTAAATTCCATACATATTCTATATTCATATTATAACTTTCCTTTTCTGATTCGGTGGCATATTTACTAAAATAAACATTTTTATATACTATTCCCAATTCTTTTTTATTCTCATCTTTAATCCCATATTCACTTAAATCTATCTTAAAATTACTCCAATCTATTTTATTCTCTATTAATTTATATGATAATAAAGTTGTTATTATCTTTAATGCTTCTTTCCCGGTTATATGTTCTTGATTTCTCAGTAAATCTAAACACCATTTAAATAAATTTATTAAAGACGCCATTATTTCTTTCTTATTTAGTCCAATATTATCTTCTTTTTTTGTCATTTTTTTATATTATTATATATATTTTATTTATCATTTTAAATATAAAAAAAAATTTTTATATATTATTATTAATTATCTTTTATATATTACTTATTAATTTAAATTAATTTTATTTTATTTTTTGATAATAATATATCCTTTAAAGATTTCTTATATAATTCTTCTATTAAATCATAACTTATTAGCTTTTTATCTGTATTAATTACATACTCTATTATTTTTGTTGGTTGATTATTTATTAATAATAATGTATTTATATTAGGACATTTTTCTATTATTTTATTTCTAAATTCATTTATATTATAATAATCATTTCTATTTATACTTAAATAATCTATCCAATCTATAAATTTTTTTTTAAATAATTCTTTTGGATTATTCGGTAAATAAGTTTTTTTCTTAATTAATTCATTATAATCATTTATACTTTTTAAATTATATTGTTTTAATATTTTTTTTATTTTTTCATAACTTAATAAATAATATTTTGATAATGTCTTTAATAAGAACTCTTCTAAATCACCTTCATTATTTTCATCTTCAATTTTTTCTAATTTATTTTTTATTTTATTTTCTCCTTCATCTTCTTCTTTTATTTTAGATTTATTTAATTTTATTTTTTGTATTATATTATCATCTTCAAATGACAACTCTTTTATTATTTTTTTTATTTTTTTAAAATCACTCGAATTTTCGTTTTGTAAATCATCCTCTAAAATCGGTAATAATAAATTCCCTATCTTATTTGGTTCATTCTTATTCTTCCTACAACATCTTAAAGATGATTGCACTATTCTTATCTCACTACTCATCTCTTCCGCAAATATCACACAATCTAATATATCACAGCTCCAACCTTCGCTTAAACAATAGCAATTTATCAATATACCATATTCACTCTTCATAAATAATTCTATACTTTGATGCTTACTCTTTTCATCCATTTTTGAATTATATTCACTATAATATAATTTTCTTCTTATTTCATTGTATTCCTCTTTCTCTAATATTTCTTTTATATTATCCTTTATTATAATGGCATTTTTTGTTGAATTACAATAAATTAATATATGATGATTTGTTTTATTTTTAATAGATTTTAAACTTGCTATTGAAGCTATTAATAAATTCTTTTCTTTAGTGTCATTATAATCTTTTATTTCTTCTTTATTAAAACTTAATAATGATATATTATAATCACATACTATATTATTTGATATACACCATTCTAAATTTCTTTTTGTTATTATCTCTCCATAGATTTCCTTATTATCATTTGATATTATATTATTATTATTAAATGTTTCTAATATCTTTAAAGTAGCTGTTAATCCGCTATTTCGGACCTTATAAAACATTATATCTCTTCTAAGAAGCTAATATATGTTTGTTAAGGACCTTCTATCTGGACGAAGTGCGACGCCCATTTAGAGATATTATTTTTCTCTTCTATAAATATTTGTTGCTGCATTTACATCTCTATCTATAATATAATTACATTTATCACACTGATAAATCTTAGCTGCACCAACATCATTTTTAATAAATCCACAATTACTACATTCTTTTGTAGTATTATACTCATTAATTAATATTATTTTTGTATTATATTCATCTGCTTTATGTTTTAATATCTCTATAAATTTATAAAATGACATCTGATTCATTAATCTTTTTGTCATCTTACTTGTTGTTTTTTGTCGTTTAATACTACTGGTACTCACCTTCCCAATATGTATTATTTTGTATCTTCGGCAATAATAATTAGCTATTTTGTATTCTAAATTTTTTATCTTATTTTGAATCTTTTTATAATTTAAATTTAAAATTTTATGATATTTCTTTTTATCTATTATTTTATTATTTCTTAATTCTTGAGCTCTATCTATACGTTCAAAATGCACTTTTACTTTATTCTTTAAATTTTTTCCTATTTCTTTAACATAATTATCATTATCTATTGAAGTTGCAAATGTTCGAACTCCTAAATCTATACCACATTTTTCTTTTTTTTTGTTTTTATTTATTTTATTTCTGTCTTCTGGTATTAACAAATAATATTTATTATTTTTAACATCATATTGTAATTTAAAATCTTTTTTTACATTTTTTGAATTTAATAAGAAATATTTAGTATCTTCTTTTTTTCTTCTACAACCATATCTATCTATAACTTTCATTTCATAATTATTAAATGTTTGTATTAATATTCCTGATTTATCTTCTTTTGAAGTTAATACACTTTTTTCAAAACTCATAACTTTTCTATTTCTATTATTTTTTCTAATTTTCATATCTGGAAATTTAAATGATTTATATTTATCTTTTTTTATTTTTTTTTGTTCTTCTGTTAAATTTTGGTTTATATTTATATAATAAAATGATTGTTCTCTTCTTTCTACTTTATTTTCAAAATTACTAATTGCTGATTTATACATTGCACATGCATCCATTACTGCTAATCTAAAACTATTAGTTTGCATATTATTTTTATTTAAATTTAATACCTTTGATTTCATTTCATTATCTCTTATTTTTGTCCAATTATTTAATATTTCTTTAGTTTCTAAATAATTATCTTCTTTAATAATAGTTTTAAGATATAATATTGTTTCATTATATAATTCACTATAATCATCTAACCATAATTTTATTTTTTTTTGTTCAAAATCATTAAATATTATTTCATACTTTTTAGTTCTTAAAATTATATTTGGGTCTTTCTTTTTTCTCATTTTATTTTAATATAAAGAATTACATTCTTTATTATATAATATTATACTCAAATATTTAATTCAAAATTTAAAATGGCTATTAATTATGATAAAAATTCCTTTATGGGTGGAAAAAAAGCTAGTGAATATTTAGGTGTCCATTATAGAACATTATATAATTGGGATAAAGAAGGAAGAATAGAGACTATCAGAACAAAAGAAGGAGGAAAAAGATTATATAATGTTAAAAAATTTATGGAAAATAAAAAAAAAATAAATAATAATGATAATAATAATAATGATGATAATAATATTAATATTAATAATAGTATTAAATTAGAATTAGAAAATAATATAAAATTAAATGAAAAAAATAATATATGTTATTGTAGAGTATCATCTGATAATCAAAAAGATGATCTTGAAAGACAAGTGAAATATATGAAAGAAAAATATCCAGATTATTTAATAATTAAGGATATAGGAAGCGGCATTAATTTTAATCGTAAAGGATTAACTAAAATAATAGATATGGCTATTAATAATAAAATAAATAAACTAGTTATAGCATATAGAGATAGATTAACTAGATTTGGATTTGAAATGATAGAAAGAATATTAAAAGTATATTCTAATTGTGATATTATAATTGAAAATAAATTAACTTTAAAAAATAAACCTGAAGATGAAATTGTGCAAGATGTAATGCAAATATTACAAGTGTTTAATTCCAGAATTAACGGAATGAGAAAATATAAATCAAAAAAAAATAAAGAAAAATTAGATAATAACGGAATAAATCTAGAATAAAATATTATAAAGTTTTGATATGTTTTCATTCAGCTGCTATTCCTAGATTAA